GTGTTAACCAATGAGGCGTCGGGAAGTGCTAATGGTGCGGCCTTCTCAATTTCCTGTAAGGACACCGTCGAGTGCGCGATCGGAGCTAACCGCACTGGAACGGGTTCATATACCCCGATTAACTTCTACACGAGCGCAGCAAAAGCACTGACGATTGGTACTGGGTCCGGGATCTACACTGCGGGCGCGACTGATAAAGGTTCAGGCACTATTAACGTTGGGTCCAATATCTACCTTGCTGGTACGGCATATACGAACCCAGACTTCGTTCTAGAGCATTGGGCCACTGGCAAGATTCAGCAGTTTATCGGGAATCCAGGTGCGTTACAGTACAAGCCATTTACGCTCCAGGAAATCGCGGACTTCGCAGGAAAGAACTACTATCTTCCGCAACTTGACTTTCTTAACGGCCATACCGGAGATGCGGACGGAGATGTGGGAATCAGAGAACGGCACGATATTTCGTTGATTCTCCATGAAGACACATTCCGTTTTCTGTTCGAGATAGATCGAAGGCTTACAGCACTGGAGGCAAATCATGCTCAATAACCTGCAACCGGGTGTAGGTCATCAGCGGCGCATCCAACCCTCCGTGCGGAGGGGTAAAGGCAATCATCAGCCGGTTGGGATAGGAAACAAGGATTGGTGTTTTGAATCGAAACAGGACTTTATCTGCAATCTCCCGCTGAAGGGTGACGCACCGTGCGCAGCCGCGCATTTCTCCAGTAATCGGATCGCGGTACGGCGCATAGGGAGCGTTTTCGAGCCACAGCACAAACGTCAGTTCGGGCTGTATTTGTTCCAGCGACGTGCTGCCCTGAAGGATCAGCCAGGATTTCCCAGCGGGGGGATAGACGTAAATCATCTTATCTGTCCCGGTCAGAAGCTTATCGAAGTTGACAATGGTGTAATCAGATTGGGCGCAGAGAGATACAGAAAGCAGACATATCCAGAGAATGACTCGAAGATGTCTCATGGTTATCGAAGGATAGCGTAAAGGCGAAGAAGGAGCAAAGACAATGGCAGCAACCGCAGATCAGTTATCGGCGCTGGGGAATGACACGAAGTTTCAGCAGCGTGTGAAATCACTTCTGGTTCAGCAGGCAGGTGCGGTCTATGCCCAAGGTTCAGGAGCTACTGGATATGCCTATGCTAAGCAAATCCTGCAGGGCAATATTAATTTCATCAATGTGACACAGGTACTCGTGAATCGAACGAACCTCGTTGCGTCGAATGTGACATACAACTTCGCAAGCGGCTGCATCGTGACGGACGCCACGGACGCAGCAATACAGAACCAGATTGGCACCGATTGGGCCATGTTGGCGGGAGTTTAGTGATGACTTTCGAAGAACGTGTCGCGTTGAACATGGGGCGACTGATTGTGCAGATTGAACAGAAAGCCGCTCAATTAGATGAGGCGATGAAGCAAAACGCTGAACTGACTGCCAAAGTGACGGAGTTGGAAAAACAACTAACTAAAAAGCGAGGCGGGAAGGAATAACAATGCCTTACGTCATGGCTCCTGATGGTTCTGGCGTCGTCTGGTCGGACGATCCGAACGCGACCTATCAGCAAGCCGCACAGGCGGCACAGTCTCAAACCGGTGCAACGTTTGGCGATCCCACCGGAATGGGTTCCAGTCAAGGAGTTTCCAATCAATCCAACGCCACGTATACAACTCCCAGCGGCGGACCAACGCCAACGGTCACGCCTACCCCAAATCCGTCCGGCACTCCGGCCAGTACTGGGATTACCGTAGGGGGTTACACCAACGGGGCGCTGCCGAGTCCGGCCGTTAATCCTTCGGTATCGGGCGGTGGGATCAATTTCGGAACACCTCCGGGGCCGCAGGTCATCAATTGGGGCTCAGCGACTCAAGGTCCGAATGGAGGGCCAACCAGCCTACAGGACATTCTCCGTTCGCTGATTACACAGTCGCAGAACCAGACCTCGTATGGTCAGAATGCCTTGATTGCCGCGTTAAGCGGACTCGGCGGGTACGGTCAACAAACATTGGCTCCGCAGCTTTCCCAGACGCTTGGGATGTCGAATCAGGTCCTGAGCAATCTTCCTTACTCCTCAACATGGGCCGGAAGTCAGGCGACGGGAGCCGCGCAGACCCAACAGCAGTTGATTCAACAGTTGTTGGGACAGACGACACCGACTGCACAGGCGCTGGCAGGAAATGTGAATCAGGGATTGAGCCAGAGCGCCACGGACATGCTCAATGCGGTGGGTGGACGGATCACGAATCCACTCCAGCAGTTGATGGATCAGTCGGGATTCCAGAATCAGAATCCCGGAGCGGTCCAGGGGGCGGGACTCGGCACACGAGCGGAAGACATGCTCAACGCCTTCGGGGGGTTGACCCAGCCGACATTACAGACGCTTCTGGGAACGAATTCCACACTCCAGGCTGGACAGGGTTTATTCGGGCAGGGTTTAGCGCCATCGACTCAAGCCGCGTTGAATACACAGGCCATGGACACCACGGCCCAGCAGTACAACAACGCAAAACAGGCGATAATGACCCAGCTTTTGCAACAAGGGGCCGCAGGGACGGGAGGGCCGGGCAGTACCGCGCAGATCGTGAACAATCTCGGAAACCTGTCCATTGCCCAACAACAACAACAGGCGCAATTACAGCAACAGGCGATTCTCGCGAATCAGGCCGCGCTTCAGCAGAATTACGGTCTCGGGTTGGGAGCGGCGGGAACGCAGCTTCAAAGCCAGTTGGGAGCGTTGGGGCAAGGTTTGGGAGCCGCGCAGGGATTTACCGGACTGGAACAGTCGGCAGCGGACGTCGCGAATCAACTCGGGTTGGGAGCCGCGCAGACCATGGGCTCTCTGGGTGGACAGTACACCAATACACTCCAGCAAGCCTTACAGGCAAACAATCAACTCGCGTTGGGTGGGGCGCAGTTGACCGGAAATCTCGCGCAAGAATTAGGCGGATTGTATGGAAATCAGGCCTTAGGGTTTACCGGACAGGTGAATAACATGTACGGTCTGGCGAATCAACTCCCGCAGTCGTACCTCAGTGCCTACGGAGGAAATCTACAGAACATCCTCAGCGGAACTCAAGGATTGGGACAGTTGGGCACGAGTGGAACGGCGGCGTTGAGTGCCTTGACCGGGCCGTTCGCGTCGATTGCCGGCGCAAACTCCGGCGTCCTCGGGGCGCTGTTGGGAGCCGGAAGCAGCATCCTCGGCTCCGTGCTGGGAGGGTCAGGCGGCGGCGGAAATACAGAAACGTTAGGTCTTCCTTAAACATATGAGCGCACAAGATCCAACCCAAGATCCGAACTTTGGAATGATCGGCACGTCCCAACCGCAAGATCCTTCCGTATTGGCTCAGGCATTACAAAGCCAGAGTTATCCGTTACCGTTAACCCAACAACCGTCACAGCAGACGTCGCAAGAGCAGGATGTATCCGCATTAATGCCCCATGTGGATCTGACCCAACAATTACAGCAGATGGGCCATGCGGAGCGGGACCTGCGGCGGAAAGAGTACTTGACGCATGCTCTGGGCGATTTGGTCTTTTCCCTCGGACAGGGATTGACGGCAGCGGCACAAACACCACGAACCGGAGATGCGAATGCGGCCGGAGCGGGAGCGGCCCTTCAGGCACCACAGGTTTTGCAGCAGATCAAAAATCAGCAAATGCTGCAGCAGAACCAGCAGTTGACCGAACGGATTCGGGCACAGGCGGCAGCGCAGAATGCGCAGACCATGGAACAGTATCGGCAGATGCAGGAACAGCAGGTGCCGGTGACTGACCCGACCACGGGAATGCCGATCCTTGACAGCACATCGGGACAGCCGATGATGACTGACCGGAAGACGGCGGCAATGATTGCGGCACGGTTTGGAACCACGGCGATGCAACAGGCGGGAGCTAATAATCGAGCCGATATCCGCAAGGAAATTGCCCAGATGCTCAACACCACCAAAGGGCTGCAGGAGGGGTGGAAAGTTAGCTTCGGTGATGACGGTAAGGCGACATATGAACCGCTGCCCTACGATCAACTGACGCCGCAGATGAAGGCCAAAATCGATTACGAGAAGGCAGGAACCGAACTGCGGGAAGCTCAGAAGGATTTCGAGAAGAGCAAGAACGATCCGAATTCCCCGGCATTCAAGGCCGCGATGGCTCGCCTGGACGCTGCGACCGGCAATCTCCAATTACGGCAGCAGGAATTCAACGCGAATTATCTCGGTACGTTTAACGGACAGCCGCTTCCGGGAGGACCCTCGACCGATACGGGCGCACCGATGGGGCTCAAAACGGCACAGGCTCTCGGTGGGCAGGCACCGCAGCAGATCAAAACGCAGACGGCGGCCGCATTAACTACTAAGGACATGATCGATATTGTCAAGGGACTCGTCGCCAAGAAACCTTACCTGATTGGTCCCGCAGCGGGACGGGCCGCAGAGGCGGCTCAAGGTATCGGAACATCCTTTGGAATGCAAGATCCGCAGGACGAAAAGGATGCTGCGACGTTATCAGGTCACCTCGGGTATTTGTTTGCTAATGAAATCCGCGCTGCATTCCCGAACCGGCCCCCTCGCGAAATCATCGACATGCTGAAGCAGAAGTCCGCTCAGATGAAAGATGATCCGAGTATGTTGGAAGGGTTCCTGAAATCGGCAGAGAACAACGCGAATGTTGCATTGTCCACAGGAGCCAAATTCAATATTCCTCAGGCGAAACAGGCGATTAAATCCACTGACGCGGTTGTGAAGCCTCCGCAGGCGGGAGCCATGCTGACTCCAAACGTTGCGCAGCAGTATCTGAGCGCAGCCAAGGGGGATCGGGCGAAAGCGCGGAGCATGGCGATTAACGACGGCTGGACCATTCCAAAGATACAATAATGCCGCAGAAGGATATTTTCGATTTAGTCGCGGGGCCATCAGGCGGAAGAGACATATTCGATATTGTCGATTCCAGTCCCTCGCCGGAAATGCTTGCCGACGCGCAAAGTGCTCAAGCCCGACTGCGGACGCAGATGATTCCCGCAGGATTGCAGGGCGCAAATCCTCAGAAGATCGGGAACACGCCTCTCGGCTCTCAGTTGATTGGCGTGGACCCTTCGACACTCGTTGACCGCATGGCAGGTGGAGCGGCGAGTATCGTCAATACGCTTTTGCCGGGAGGCGATGCGAACAAAAAGTATCCGATTCCACAGTTAACGCCTAACCAACAAATTGGAGAAAAGGCCGTGGCACTGGGAGGGGCCGCACAGGGCGTACAGGCGGCAGCGGAAGCCGTTGCACCTGCCGTTGCCGGTCGGTTGGATTTAGCCCGGATTTGGAATCAAGTCGCGGATGTGCCTGCAGGACGAAAGGGCGCTGAAGTAGCTACGGCGACGGGATTACCAAAGACAAATCCAGGCAATGCGCCGATACGGGCGCTCCAGGAGGAAGGAACAGGCGCTCTCGGGCAAATCACGTCCGCAGTGACAGCAAGGCCGAATGTGGAACTGTACGGAAAGGTTTACGGCGAACTCAACCGATCTGGCCGCATGATCGATAACGTTTTGGCTCAGTCTCCGCAGACCATTCAATTCGACGTTCCAGCGACGAAAAAAGCACTGGAGGCGGCGAAAGCTGCAGGTCTGCAGATGACCGGTGACACCAATCAGGTAACTGCGCCGTTACTCAACGCGCACAAGTTTCGCAGTGAGCTAGGAAGCCGTATCCAATGGAATCCGAACGCCATGCCGACTGAGGCCAATGAGCAAATGAAGGACTTGTTTTTCCAGATCGGCAACGATATTCAGTCCTCCGCTGGGCAGGGAGTGGCGGTCTTAAATAAGCGGTGGCAAGAGGCATACCTCTATACGAAGGCTCTCAAGACGCAGTTGGATTTGCAGTTAGCTGGGGGAAAAGTTCCCATGTCGATGGCACAAAAGGGAGCGATTGTTGCGGCAGAAGCCGCAGCGGGAGCAGCGGGAGTCGGCGAACTCTACCGACGATTCCGGTAGGAGTTACTTGTGGTAATGATGCCGACATGCCAGCCGATGAAAGCACCGATAGCGATGAAAAGTAATAAACCCATAAGAAAAGCCTAAGTCCGCTGTCTACGGAAAGGCAACGGAAAAAGATGATGACGAAAAGAGAGGGTTAGGATGACATGCCGACATGGATTGATGAAGTACTGGGGAGCCTTATCTTGGCTTTGGCGTGGTTTGTGAAAAGAACCATGGCTCAGAACGATAAGAGGCATGAATACGCAGATGAACGCCTCGCTAAAATCACAGCCACACTCGCCTCGATTGACGGCGGCCTGAGTCAAATTCACGAACGGCAAGACGCACATGAAAAACGGGATGACGAACGCTTCGCCGTAGCAGATAAGACATCCGACCGGATCGAAGCGGCCATTTTAGTGATCCACAACGACATTAAAAAACTTTTAGAACGCAAAGGAGAATCATGAAAGCACTTCTGAAAACACTGTTACACGCCTTCATTTCCGCTGCGGTGGTCGGCGCAGCGTCTGCCCTGCAAAGCGGTGGCGCGGTAACGAGTGGCAATGTCCTCGTTCCCGCATTGGTTGCTGGGGCTGCTGGAGCCGTTCATGCGGTACTGCCTTCAACGCTGAATCCGCCTGCGCAGCAATGAATTACACCGTCGTCCTTCCCGATCAGACCGAAGCCTTGACAAACTTCTATATGCTCGCCTTAGCAATCTATCGGGAAGCACGCGGGGAGGATCAACTATCGAAACTCGCCGTAGGCTGGGTCATCCGCAACCGCATGGAGAAGGGCGGATGGTTCGGCTCCAGCTATTTTGATGTCGTGACAAAGCGAGCGCAGTTTTCGAGCTTCAACCTAGGTGAGAAGAATTCCATCGTGTTTGGACCGCCGCAAGATCCCGCGTGGAGAGAATGTACGCAAGCGGCAACCGATGTGATCTTATCGAATCGCGCAGACCCGACGAACGGAGCAACGTTCTACTACGATAAGAGTCTCGACCAACATCCGCCATTATGGGCAAGAGAATATACCCATACGGCGGATGTGGGAGCGTTTCACTTCTTCAAAAATACAAGTTAGACCCAGATGACCGCCATCCTCAGACTCCCCTCGGACGTTGTTTTTTGTATTCATCTGCAACGCCACGAGCCATTCGAATAACCTCACCCGGAAGCACCGCGCCTACCGCTTCGGTTGGACTGCACGCGCCAGTCGTGTAATCCACCGCATCAAGCACCGTGAGCAATGCTGCCCACAGACGTTCGTCCATTCCAAATACGGGCTCGTTCTTTTTCATGGTCTCTCCAATATCGGATTACTCTGTTCGTCTCACCCTTTTTATCAAGTCGTGAGATTTGATTGCCATTTCGATTCTCGACTGCAGGATAAACGCGACGTAGTTTTCCAGTGCCGCGATGCTTTCACGCGAGCAATCCGCCGCAATGAAACCTTTGTCGAATATGAAATTGACAAACTCCTTCGCTTCGCGCTGATAGTACGGCTCAACCTCAACTTCTTCGCTCATTGGACCTCGATGACTTGATTCGTCACTTTGTTTTGCGCTTCAGGTTCATAAAAGTTAGTGCGCCTTCGTCTCGACACCCTCTAAATTTCCTGTAAGTCCTGTTCTCGGAAGTGCGTCGGCTTCGTTTTGCCTGCGATTCTTACCACCGCATGTCCAGCCCACGAGTACGACAGAAACTCCACTTCCGACCCTCGCATCATGACGGCCAGCGGATCGTCTATATCCGCTGGCACAATTCGCAACTTCATTCCAGGTTTAAAACGGGATGTCTTCGTCGGTTGCTTCGAAGGCGCTTGGCTCTGTTGCTGGCTTGGCGGGTTGTTTGGAGAAAAACCCCGCCACGGCTTTCGCCGGGCTACCCCCGCTCATGGCACTGCGCTTAAATAACCACGCCACCTTGATTTTGGTCTTACCCTTGTATTCCTCTTCATCGGTTACGAAAGTGACTTCACGCCCGGCGATATCGGCACCGAGGCGGTTTTCGATGTAGGAAGCATCGGCGAGTTTTTCTTCCGGCACGCCGAGGGCTTCGGTGAAAATCTTCGCGGCGTTGTCGCGGTTTTTGCGTGTGAGCCAAATGATGTAGGACGTGTCGCCGTCATCACAAGTCAGCATGACTTGATAACCGAGGCTACCCGACTGGCTTTCGATAATCTCGGAACCTTCTCGCACCTTGCCGTGATATTTGATGTTTGCTTTGATTGCCATTACGCTACTACCTCCTGCAGCATTTCCGCCTTGCGGGCTTCCTTCAGAGTGTTCAATTGCTCATAGGTGTCGCCGAGTTTCGTTTTCTTGCCTTTAGTCAAATCCCAAGCCGTCTTCAGTTGATCGAGATTCTTCGCACCCTGGATGGCATCGCGGATCTGCTTGAACAGGTTCTCCCGTTCCTTGTTTTTTTGCTCTTCGGCCTTGGCCTGTGCTGCGGCATCCTTTTCGGCAGTTTCTTCCGCCGTGCCGAGCGTTCCTTGTTTTGTTCCGCTCAGGTATGAAACAACTGGCTCAATGGTTGAGTAATTCGGCCAATCAATCGTCCGGCCCGACAAAATGCCCGATCGATCCTTCTCAAAAAACACTTTGATAATGAAACTGCCGTCAGTGTCGAACTCGGGGCGCATTCTCCCGCAAACGTGTGGCTCATGGGACGTCTCGCCTTCGGCCTTCATTTTGGTTCCCGTGACATGGGATTCGCCTTCTTCGTCTTCTTCCATTACGACACCTTCACGACCGCACAACAGCGCATGAAAGTTGCCATCAAGAAATAGCGACATGAGTTTCTTGTAAGGCTTTTTGATGCCTTGCCACGCCTGAATTGGAATGCCGCCGTTGGACATGAGCTTCCCCGTATAGGCAGCTCGCGCAGCCTCCCACAGATGGGTAATGGAATCGATCACAACAACGGAATGCTCCGCCGGATCGATGCTTTCAATGGCCTCAACTGTTTCCATAATGGAGCGCGTGATTAAGCGGTCGAAGTCGAATGCTTTCGGATGGACTTTCCGCTGGGCAATATCCATAGCATAGAACTCCGTACCACGCTCCGTGTCAATGTAAGCGATTCTCTTTTTATCGCGAGCCGCCAGCCCTTCAGCCCAAAGCAGGGACGTGAGCGTCTTGCCAGTGCCCGCTTTGCCATAGAGAGCGGCCTTAAAAAATGCCTGTTCGGATGTTGCTTTCTGAAACAGTTTCGTACTCATTATCGTTTTCTCCTTTTAATGCCCTTCCGTAGTCTGAAGGGATTGAATTGGAATCACAGACACACTGCCGCTTGGGTTCGCAGCATTCTTCACAAAAATCTTCATCAGGAATCATTCTGGAATTACGACTCCTTTCCTTCTCTCACTTCACAACTTAATTTCACCGAGAATTTCACGCTTCATCGCTGCGCACTTATCGTCTTGCCACACAACTTCACCGTAGAGCGCAACAATCCAAAGACGCTCGCCGTTCCATTTGTCCGGGTTCATGGTCGCGTGAAATCCGCGATGGCAGATACTTAGCTTGCCTGTAAGTTCTTGAACGAGTCCCGGTCGCGCAGGTTCTTTCGCAGAGCCGCCATTACTCGGCAATCCGTTCGGGTCCGATCTCCAGAAGGCAAGCGCCGTCGCGCTTGCTACTGCTTCCTTGAAGGCATTTTGCTGGTTAGCGGGCCATGATTGGATAGCGGCTTCGGCGAGTTGTGGATACTGCAAGCCGTAGCCGTAGCCGTCGCCGGAGCCGTAGCCGTAGCCGTAGCCGTCGCCGGAGCCGGAGCCGAAGCCGTCGCCGGAGCCGGAGCCGGAGCCGAAGCCGTCGCCGGAGCCGGAGCCGTAGCCGGAGCCGTCGCCGGAGCCGGAGCCATAGCCGTCGCCGTAGCCGTAGCCGTAGCCGGAGCCGTAGCCGTCGCCGTAGCCGTAGCCGGAGAAATCAGCCATCGTCCAGTCTGGCAACTGGCCTCGGCTGATTGTCGCCTCGCAGATCATTTCGCCTCCAGCCAACGCTTCTCAGCTTCAGGAGAAACTTCCAGCACGGCAGTAATGCTGCGCAAGGTAATATCCGCAGCGGGACCGATCTTGCACGAGCCATTCGGCCCAATCGCCGCAAGGCCCATGAAACCACGCAAATCCGCAGACCAATAAATGCAAAGCCGCGAGCGTTTCAAGAAAATGGTTTCGCCGTTCGTATCATCGGCATATCCAAAGAAGACGCCCCTATGGGCCGTCGTAACTACTACAGGTCTCTCTTTTGTCTTAGGCATGATTTCTCCTTTTCTGAATTTGATTCTTCTTGTGTCATCTCGCGCAGTTGCCGCGACAATTCGTCTACAGTTCTGACTATTGTCGAAGCGCGGGCTTCATTGAATTCCGCTTTACTGGCATCCTCTCGGATCTGTTCCGCTAATCCGCGAATTATGCAAAGTCCGTTATTTGCAACATGCGCCAAAGATTCTCGTGCTTCTCTCGGCATGGCGCGTAACTGCTCCAGTCCGGTCTTGGATGCGCGAGAATTCATTTCTTCCGCTCCACGCGCTTCAGCCAGCCGCTTAGAGTGCTGCGATGATCCAGCGGAGAGCGAGCCGCAGCGCCTTTATGATGGGCACGGTCAGGCTGTCCCATAAAAAGCGGCTTGCCTTTTGTCGAAAGATTTATCCCTCTTCGTCCGTCTTTCAGTAATGGCACGCAGTGATCGCGGAGAATTTCTGGCGGTGGCTCATCAGAGAGATAATCGACCGCGTCTACCAGTGCCTTTTCGCGTGCTTCCTTCTCCGCGAGTTTCTTCTTGCGCTGAATCCGGTTGAACATGGCGTCGAAACTCATGATCGCGCAATCCGCTCCAGTTTTTCTTGTTCGGAGCCTGCGTGCCAATCGCGATAGATAACCCACACGCCAAGGCCAGCGCAGAACATAGCGGCGGCGGTAAAGCAGACCGCGCCCAAAATCACCCACCCGACACCAATCGCCTCGTAGATGTTCATTGATTCTCCTCTCCATAAACGAGCCACATAAACGCGTGCCAAGCGTCTCCGCTCATCGCCTCGTGGACTTGTGGCATCACCGCACAGTACTCCGCTCCTGTGGAATGCTCCCTGAAGTACCGTAGGGCGTCAATTAACCGGAGATCCCAAATGGATAGTTCGTACATCGTCACAGGACACACTCACAATCCCGGCTGCGTTTACCGCATCGGACACAGGAATCACATTTATCGCAGATCAACCAACCATCCGGGTGCCGTGTGATTCGGTCGGTTGGGGTACAGCATACTTGGCAAATGATTCCGAGTAAGCACAGGATGAACCTGTCGGGATTGCTGTAGAAGTCTTCAAGATTGGTGCTCATGCGAAATCCTGCTTTATCCCAGCGTTGAAATCTTTCATGCAGAACGAGCACGGCTCGCCTGCAACCTCTGCCAATCCGTTCAGCCGCGCTTGCTCTGTGACGCCTTTATAGAAGCGAACATCTACTGGGTGGCGACACGCGGCAAATACTTCTGTGGATTCTTCTTCCATCTCGGCATGACGCGACACGTACTCAACAATCGGCGTGTTAACCATTGGAATCCTCCAAATGCTGTCTTCGGCACTCCGGGTCTTGGCAATTCATACGGGTGCATAGCGGTTTAACAGGATAAGAAGCGGAGGCCGCAGATTGCGGGGTGGTCCCCTGCGGCCCTCCGTCAACGCCCGAAGAAAGGAGTGAAGCGGGCGTTTTCTCGTCAGGTCTGTTATAGAAAGCCCATTGTGCCGCACAGTAGAGATAGTCGGCACGATGGTCATGGATATACCAACATTCGGCGCATAAAGCTTCGCTTTCGCCGTCTTGCTCGCTCTCGCGTGTTGTCGCTTCTTCGGCTCCGCACATGACGCAATGTCCTTCCACGTCGCGGGCTTGACTCCCAAGCTCCTGAGGCGCGGGTTGCGGGGTTCCTGCCTCCGGTAATACCGGCTGCGTTTGCATCCCTGTTTCGACCTGCGTCCCTGACGTGTGCTTAACCATTCAATACACAGTACACAATGTGTACTTCGCTTGTCAAATATTTTATTTCTCGTCAGGGTGATCGGAAGTCTGACAGAATCCCGCCTTATCTTTGTGTACACTTCCGTACATGAACGAAGAGAGGAACGCCTATGACAACGACCAACTGGAAGCGGCTGTTAGGCGAACAATTACGAACGTTCCGACTTAAAGCCCACGGAGGGAAAGGAATTACTCTCGATAAGGCCGCAGCAACAATAGGACGGACGCGGACCTATATCAATCGACTGGAAACGCAGATGGAGAAGCAGAACCCTTCAATGAAGATATTGGAGCAGCTCTGCACTTTATATGGGCGGCCGATCGGGGATCTCTTCGAACCGATCGTGCCCAGCAAAGCAGCGGAATGGCAGTCTAACGACCTGCACGTGAAGTTAGACGAGATCCTAAGAGGACCGGAAAAGATCGCCAGTGCCATAGAAGAAAACATTTTGGGTATGCACGACCGCATGAAGCGGCACAAAAAGTAAAAAACCGCTTGCATGACGGGCGTCCAGGTTTTAAAGTGACGCCCGCTCCTTCCTCTCATACTCTCGCTTAGTTCATGTTCCGAGGAGATTCTACAAGATGAGAAAAACAATCAAACGCGTTGAGTCCATATTCAACTCCAAGAATCCTAAGGTAATCAACGCGGTAAAGGAGTCGGTGGACGCTCTTTACGACAGGGCCAAGCCGAAGAAAACACCAAAGCCGCGAATTGCCAAAACCCACCGTTGACTTTATAGTACACATAGTGTACGGTAGCCGTGTCATATGCACACAAAGGCACGGTATAACTTAAAGCCGCTGGAAGATGCTAGACGCCTCCAGCGGCATTCCCTTCGAAAACTCGGGCACGTTTTAAACATCAGCTACAGCTATGTCGGGCACCTCTTGAGCGGTCGGCGTCAGAACGAGGACCGGCTTAAGAAATTGGCCGCAGTGCTTCACGTGCCATGGGGAAAAGTCGAAGCAGGTGCGCGTAGGAGCGCATAGAGGGAACATGATCTTCGAGCTGGGCACGCTGTTTAATTGGATTGCGCTGCGCATTGGCACAGGCGAGCCATATTTCTGCGTGGCCGTTAAGCGTGAGCCGCTGGGCTTGATGCTGATTTTCTTCGGATCAATGTGGACGACGAAGAAGTACAGAGAGAAGTAGAGGGAACATGACGAGATATAGCACCGAAGCGGAATACCGCAAAGGCGGTTGGCGTTGCTTCCACTGCGATGAAACATTCACAACTCCCGGCGCTGCGCAGGATCACTTCGGCAACTATTTGAACTCAACCCCGGGCTGCATTCTCAAGGTCCAGCTTGGAAATGAGCGCGGTTGGCTAATGGAAATCCGTAGGCTTCAGGAAGAAAACGCGCATCTCCGGCAACAGATGAACGAAGAGTACTGGAATCAAACCGCGTTCGCAGCTCACCTGAAGACGCTTATTCAGAGCTATCGACCGTTCAGAAAGTGCGAGACCTTGCAGGATGTGTTCAACGTTTACGACAGCATGGAAGGCCGAGCCTTAGCAGCGGGAGACGCACACGCATATTGGCCAAGCCATGAGGTAGAGGGAACATGACGAGATTCGCCCGCAGCGCTCCAGTCCGCGTTTTCGTCAAGAAGCGGTATGAGCGGCGACGGCTTAATTTCGAATGTCTTTGCTTGCCGGACGCCGAAACGCACGGCATTAAATGGCGCTGCGGTAAATGCAATCGAGGGCGGATCGTGCCGGAGAAATGGTTTCGCTGTCGTGTGTGCGGCTATCAAGTATCAGAAGTTCTATATTTGTATGATTTGAAGCCGGGTCGGGCGAATAGAGAGACATGAGATTCGCGCTGCGGCGTGGAAGGACACGCCTTCGATCAGATCCAAGCGGGCGGAGTAGATCAGCATATCTCCGTGGCGCGGATGCTAAGGAAGCAGTTGGATGTCAGGCTGACGCATCCAGAGCTGGAATCAAGCCCAGCCAGCGCGAATAGACATTAGAGGACCGGAGTGGTGATGACACCGGATTTAGTCGACCGCCTTTTAGCGTTTGAAGCCACTTTGGCAAACGAAGACGCAGAATTAGTCCAAGCTGCCGTTGATGAGATCACGCGCCTGCGGACGGCGCTGGAACTTGCCATGAATACTCCACAGAAGATATGAAACTCGCTCTCACTATTCCTGAAGCTGCTGAGGAGATCGGTATGTCCGAAGGCTTCGTCAAAAAGCAGATTCGCGAAGGGCTGCTTGTTGCGCGGAAATTCGGCCGGCATACCAGGATCGAGTCAAGTGCCCTTCAAGAATGGGTCCGCCGCACGAAAATTGTAGTGAATGCCACCGATTCTGATAGGTCACTGACGGAAAATAACAAAAATCAAGTCATTGAAAAGACGGTAGGTGTCCGATCATGACCGGCTATAATCGAGTGCATGATACGACTGTTAATAGTATCATTTTCAATGATTTAGGCCTAAAATCACGTCTTTTTCGTCTCCGGAGTGATTTTTGTGGTGACGCCATCGCTTTCCCCTCGCAGCGTCTTATCGAACAGTTCCTTCCGTTTCATTACCAGAGAAATCGACGACGGGCCGACATGGATGTATTTCTCCGAAACCTTAACGGAGGAATGCCCCATGAGATAGCAGATGTCGAAGACGGATGCGCCGGATTCGGCGAGCCTTGTCCCGAAGGTGTGCCGACAGGAATAGAGCAGAAATTCCTTCGGAAACGGCGGATCGGCTTCCTTCATCAGTTTGGTATGGAGGTTCGAAATTGCCCCACGGGTAAAGTGCTGGCCTTTCGAGCCAGGAAATACCCATTCGGAGTCAGGAAACAATGCAAAACACAATTGAAGAACTTGTGCCGACCTGCTGGTTTGCGGAAGCGTTCGGCATGCATTGGCCGTCTTCCCGGCCCGAACATGCACCGCATTGGTATCGATGTCCGTTTTGCGCAAGGAAACACATTCTTCTGGCCGCAACCCCAAATCCAGCAGCAAAATCGCGACCTGCTTCAGAGGATAGTCCGCCAGCTCCAAATACCGCTTCTCGGTCTCACCGTCCAAAATAAACTCGCGGTTCTTCTCCCCGGGCAAGGTCTGGACGCCCCGGTAACGGATCAGCCCGCACCGATCGGCGAACCGCAACGCTTTGCGAAGGGTCCGCAATTCGCCGTTAATGGTCGAAGGCGAGAGTTTCTTGGCCAGCCTGGAGTCTTTGTATCCCTGCTGGGTCAGCGCGTCGATACGATCCAATCTCAACTGCGTAAAGGGGATGTATTCGCACAGTCGCTTGACACACTCCGCATAAAACTGAAGCGTGCGCTGCTTCTTCGCGTTCTGGCGCACCGACTCCATAAACGGACCCTCCAGAAAAATGGAGAGGACCGGCGCCGGTGCTTTCTCGATAAGGCCGATTCCGGTTTCAACAAGGTTGGTGCGGAACTTGGCGACGTAGGATTCCGCCTTTTCCTTGTTCTTAAGGAACGTCGAGCCTTGATAACGCTGGCCCCGGAATCGAAAGTCGAAGTGCCAATATTTTCCCCGACGAACAAGTTTCGCCATGTGGAGGGCGAATCTACTCCAACTTCCTTCAACACGTCAACTTTACAAGGAGAACTTTAGAAATATGAAACAAGGCTATACCCACATTGCTGTTGTGCTTGATCGCTCGGGCTCAATGTCAACCTGTGCCACGGATACGGTTGGCGGTTTTAATGCGTTTGTCGAAGATCAGAAAAAAGTGCCCGGAGAAGCTACGCTCACGCTTGCGCAGTTCGACGACGTGTACGAGCTTGTTCACAACGGAATCGCGCTGAAAGATGTGCCTTCGCTCGACTTTCATCCTCGCGGATACACGGCACTGCTCGACGCTATCGGCAAAACGATTAACGATACCGGCGCATGGCTGAGCCAGAAGCCAGAAGATCAGCGGCCGGAGCGCGTTTTCTTTGTGATCTTGACGGACGGCGCTGAGAACGCCAGTCGCGAATTCACCCGCGAGCAGATTTTCAAAATGATTCGGCATCAGGAAGACGCCTATAAATGGCAATTCATCTTCCTTGGCGCAAATCAGGATGCCATTAAGGCCGGGGCTGGAATCGGAATCAAGATGGATTCGGCGCTGACTTATAACGCATCAAATACGAGCGAGGCATACCGTACATTTTCGGGCAGTCTTACTGGCGCGCGTACCAGCGGTAAGGCGGCGGCATTCACAAGCACGGATCGGCTGAGAAACAAATAACGGCGTGACTCCAACTTCCTTCAGAGGGTCAACTCGGTAAATGAATACAGGTCCACGGTCTTCTCTGGAGTTTCACGTATGAAACCTTCTAATCCGCCTAAAGAAATTTACTTGCAGGTTCACGGTATAGACAAAAGGGAACTGCTCCCGGGCGATGAGGACGATGAAGTTTGCGAAGTCACTTGGGCCGACGAACGCATTTTCGACACGGATATCCGTTATGTGATTGATAGACGACAGTTACGAGGAAAGCGGGTTAGCCGTCCATCTTTAGAAAAGAGGCAAGGATGACCTTGCGAGCATTTGCCTGTGGGGGAATCTAAGTTCACGGAGGAGTCTTGCGCAGCTTCGGAATCATCAGCCCGCAGTTCTGGACAGGAAGGACCGGCCGAGAGATCCAGGCGGCCGGAGCGGACGCGGTAATAGTGGCGGCCTATCTCATGACATCGCCTCACTCTCATATGTGCGGGTTGTATTTTCTGCCAAAGCAGTATGCCGTCTTCGACACTGGCCGAACGCTCAAACAGGTCGAAAAAGCCCTCCTGCAGCTCGCCTTGCTGCCTTCTGGCGCATTTTCTCAGTACGACGAGGCCAGTCAGCACGTTTGGCTGCCCGAAATGATGCACTGGCAGGTGGGACCATTAAAACCAAAGGATAATCGGATAAGTTCAATTATCCGTTGGTATTCCATGTTACCGGCTTCTCCGTTTCTGATTTCTTTCTATGAACGATACAAGGAAGAACTCCCCGGCTTAGAGAAAAGAGAAGCCCCTTCGAAGCCCCTTCAGAGAGGCACAGAGCCCCTAAATCCACTCTGTGTCTGTCCTGATCCTGATCTTGATTCTATTTCTTCGGAAGGGGGAGCGGGGGAAACCAAAATTCGGCTCGGTGAATTTCAAAACGTCCTGTTGCTGCCCGACGACATCGCAGACTTGCGAACTCGGCTTACAGAACACTTCGACGTTTTGGTGAATGAACTGGACCGCTACGGGGAAACGCACCCGAAAGAGTTTGCTAAATACAAGAACCATAAAGCCGTATTGCTCAGTTGGCACGGCCGAAAAGAGAAAACCAATGGAAAACCGAAAGACCGACAGGAGCGCAATGCCGAAAACGCCCGGCGCCTGCTGTCTCGGCTTAATTCTGAAAATGGCAGCGGCGGCGAATGTGGAATTGAGCGAAGCGACCCAGGCAGTCTACCTCGAACGCTTGCAAAAGCTCAGTCCTGAAGCGCTGACGTATGCCACGAATCGCGTGAATGACGAATGGTCGGAAGCGAGCAAGATGCCGCCCTTGGCATTCATTCTCGCACGGGCTGAAGACTTTGCAACGCTCCGGCAATCGAATCGGCTATTGGAATTACCGGATAAGCCGGACGATTGGGACCCGGAATTCGCGAAGAAACTGCTCGACGAAGTGCGTCGGGCAAAGATGGCGCTTTCGTGACCTGTCCTACCTGCAAAACCGAGGTGGAAAAGCGTTTAGTCCTCTTCGGCAAGTTGGGAACGATCGAAATGGAGGTTTGTGTATGCGAAGCGGAAAAGATTCAGGCGCGACACTCAGTGAGGCCGACAAAGCAGCCGATCGACCGAAAGCAGAGGCAGTTCAAAACGTGATGCGATCCAAACTGAAGGCTGGCGCGAATTCCTTTCAGGGGGTGAAATAATGAACGAATTTGACATTGGACAGACGGTTCAGCGAATCGGAGAAAAGGCGTGGGCGCTCGCGTTGAAGTCGGTAATCGTCGAAAGCTGGATTGAAATCGGCTTCAGCGGTATTGGATTTCTCACCGTCATTGTCGGCTTGATTCTGGTATGGCGCGGCAAGGAATACTCCGCAATGCGAGGCGCTGGAGCCATCGTGGCAATTATCGGAGGGCTTGTGTTTCTGATATGCCTTGGCGACGGCATCTACGGTATCTACCTACCGGAATTGGTCGCAATTAACCGGATCTTACACCGATGAAATCCCGTGTGATGTCTCGACGTGCTCGTCAACGGTGGGCTAAAGAAGAACCAGCAATCAAGCTAGCTCGTAAAGGCTGTGAATGTTGTGGACAGAGGGTAAGGAAGCGGCAGAAACGCTGCGCGAGGTGCCGAGGGTGAAACTTAAATGTTTCTTTGGTTTCCATGTGTGGATTTTCGTCACCGCATCGCCGCTCGGCAGGATGTATTGGCGTTCTGAATATAAGGGTGAATCTGACTGAAAGACGTTGGGGAACGTTAGTTCAGATTCACCCTTTGACCGGAAAGCAGGGTACCTAGATGATAGGCCTGTGCCCCTGAAACGGGGCCGCAGAGGAGGGAGGAAAGCAAACTCCCTCCGCCACCCGCTTTTCGTTTGAGAGAATACCACAATTTTAAGTTTTGTGAAGGGGGTCACGTATGAGCACTGACAATAAGGGCACAATCGACTGGAGTGCGATTCTTGCCGACCTGGAGGCAAAGAAAGCGGCACTTGAACAGGCTATTGCCGGAGTGCGCTAAAGATTCATTTAGTCTTTCTGAATTTCAAAAGACCCCACTACCCGGAAAGATGAAGTTTGAAACTGTTCGAGGAAGCTGGAGAGGAAACGTTGAGAAAGAAGAAGACGCTGAACTTAAGCAGTTGCGCAAAAGTGCAGGATTGTAGCGGTGGTTTATGACGAAAACGATTCAAGAATTGAGCGATGCAGAGTTGTCACGCTGGATTGCGGAGAAACTCGGCCTGTCTGATATGGCCCATGCAGTAGTTCACGGCGCGGGCGCGTGCAGTAGATGTAAGCGATTTCTGCCGTTACCGGAGCGAGACTGCGTGGACGATTATATAAACGATCCCGCCATGACGGTGATGCTGCTGGAAAAACTTCGCCCGTTGCACGTTCAAATAACTCTCGACATGGATTATTTCGGAATTGTGATCGGCTGGCCGGAATCGCGATACTGGAGAAGCAACTCACATTTGACCGCTAGCCGAGCTGTCGCTGAAGCCTTTGCTCTCGCGAATGGTTGGACGGAATGAAGCGCAATAAATACGGCGTAGGAATCGACCCGGCCTCAATTGAAAAACGCACGGTTGACGGAATCGTGTTTAGTTCGCAGCACGAGGCGCAGCAATATATCAGTTTCAAGGCATTGGAGAAAGCTGGAGCAATTGCGAAGCTGGAATTGCAGAAACCCTACCAGATTCACGCAATTGAGGGCTTGCATCGGATCCTGGCTCCCGGCGAGGCGTTAATGCTGAAGCCGATTTGCAAGTACATCGCGGATTTCGTAGTAACCGAGAAAGACGGAACCGTGCGGGTGTATGACGCGAAAGGATTTCGTACCCCCCTCTACCGATTAAAGCGCAAATTTGTGGAGGCCGAATATGGAATACTGATTGTTGAGATATGAAAATCGATCACATCTTCTGCCGGGGTGGACTTATTGGACTCGTCGTCATATCGGTCATCTTGTGGCCTGTCAGTGAACTGGGTTTTATCGGTTCGGTCGCGGTGATAATTGGCGGTAATTGTCATGCGATCCCAATAGCAATACTTAGTGCTTGGTAATGGTGCATTAGCGTGTGCTCGCAATCAATAACTCCTCCAGTGTCCAAACATGATCTGTGATCCCGCTTGCTACCGCCGGAGTTGTGTTGATTGTCGCATGGACACGAACAAAATTGCTCCATGCGAAGTACAAGGCCACGGCATAGCGCAAGTTTTCAATCTTCTTTGAGAAGCCAAGGCACAGCCGAGTTAAGCGACGCATGAACGTCCTCATGTTGAGATTGCTGCGCTCAACATGAGAAGTGCAAATGTGTTCTTCGATCGGCTGGCCTGTAATGGTTTTACGGACTGCACCAATACACGCTGGGGGAGAGTAACGGCCACTGCCGCCCTCCAGATTACCTGCGTAAATCTTCTGAATCACTCCGTGATCTACGTCACCATTAAATGCTCGTCGTGTTGCAAACTGATAGGCTCCAAACGAGTCTGTACTTACCTGCGGACGAACAACCAACCTGTCAGCCAGGTCTGCCATGAAGTGTTGGGTAGACGGCGCATTACGTTTACCGACGAGGTATGTAATAACTAACTTGGTGTGTCGGTCGATTGCAACAAACGTATAGGTGTCGCCTAATAGATCGGCATTATCGGTCGCCTTAAGGTGGCGCTGTTTCTTTCCCACGAAACCCCAAATCTCGTCACATTGAATATCTGCAAGTGCGAGATTTCGCATTCTGGAATCCATCAGCTTCTCGCACCGCTCACCAATGAGAACCAAAAGGCGTAGCACTGTGCGCTTGTTGATTCCAGCGATCCGCGCAGCTGCACGAATACCAACACCTTCTACAAGCAAATTAATAACGTGAACGGCCTTTGCGAAATCAACGCGCATTTCGTCAAGATGGCTTTCCGGTTTGTCGGACCATGTTCTACCGCATGTTAAGCAGCGATAGCGTTGAATGCGATTCTTACCGTAGGTGCCAGCACGGCGAGCCGTAGCTTGGCAAAAATGACAGGTCATTGCGGGCCTTGCCTTTCAAGAGGCGATGGCTCACAATCAAGTTGTCTAGGCTAGCTTGCGAGCAATCGCGGGTTAGTTGACCGGCCCTGTCGGTGTTATCAGCACTGATGGGGCCTTTGCTTTTCATGGGTAAAAGTATACGTAAGCGGCTTACGTAATGCAAGTATTATTTCGCTTGAATACGTAAGCGGGTTGCGAATACACTAAGACCATGCCAACCACTAAACGCATACCAAAAGAAATTAGAAGTTACTTTGCCAAGATCGGCGCAAAGGGTGGAAAGAAAGGCGGAGCGGTACGAGCCTCCCGAATGACCGCCGAAGAGAGATCGCAAAGTGCGCGGAAAGCGGTCCAAGCACGCTGGGAAAAATCGGGGAAAAACCGGAATAATTCGGAATCAGAAAAGGCTTAGAACTTAATAGGTTGACGTCGTAGAATGATTTCAGCCTTCGGGCAAGAGTTTCGCCCTAAAAAGCGAAACGGGCCGCTGACACGGCCCGATCTTGAACGAAAGGAGAACTTCGCATGAAACAAACGCGAAGGGGTTGGATCGTCATCCTCCTATCATTGTCAGACGGTTCAACCATGGTGATTGTGGTTTTGCCTCCCGAAAGGGTGAACTAAGCCTCAAATCACCGAACCTGATTCAAGCTTAAACCTTGCTTCAGGCGCTACAAACCGGCCTGACCGCAGCAGCCACTGCCGTCGGGCCTTTCTTTTTGTCGCTTAGCTTAAATTCCGATAAATTCCGAGAGGACAACAGAAAGCGACATTCCGCCGTTCCCCCGCAGAACAACAAAGTGCCAACAAATATGACCAAACTAAAAGTCTTGTCATACTTGTCAATGACAGTGTTGCACCAGTGCAGGGAGGCGTGCAAGCACTTTTGTACACTTTAGTGTACTGCCATCCACAGCCAGCGTGGGTTTGGAATTTTCCATATTTCCCAGCACAGGAATTACACTAGCACACTAGGTGCCCCATTGCCTAGTGCTTTAGGAATGCTGATTTCTTTCTGGCTCTTTGCGTCGGCTCTGGATTCATTAGGGTAGCCGCGTGAAATCCAAGTTGAGGAGATGTGAGAACAAATTGCTTGACGCGAGAAACCACTTGGTATTACAAAGACCTTGACAGTTGCAGCGGGTTCGTGGTTTCCAGTTAACGCGGGCTCGCTGCAATTGGCCATAGCTGGATCTCGTGACGATGAACAGTAAGCACGATGGTTGGACGATACACGGAGTGAGCGACGGCAACTGTCGCCCATGGCAGCGTAAGCCTGTAAGCCTCAGGCCGGAAACCCGAATACCAGTTATCCGACAAACTGCCTGAGCACGTCCATCAACCCGATTCTCCCTGCGCTTCCCAACGCACTGAGGCGGTCCTGAAAATGAAAAATCTCGCTCTCGCGGGAAAAGTTGCAACGTACCTTCCAGTGAGGCGCAAGCCGAATGGCTGAAGCCGCCCAACCCTTTCCTCCTGATGTTGCAATTCAAGCGCAACCTGAGCCCTATCGCTTAACCGAAAAGGAAAAAACAGCGATCATCGCGGAACGCCTTTCCGGTGTGCCAGTTGCCGCTATTGCTGCCAAATACGGCTGTGAACGTACGACCGTTTGGAGAATATGCAACCAAGCGCAGCAGACCCAAAAAGCCGTCACACGCGACTGGCGTGAGAATCAAGTCAAGCTGGCTGTAAGTGCGGTAAATGCAGGGCTTAAATGCCCTGACGATCCGTACAAACGTGGTAATTTGGGCGCGACAGTGCTCAAGGGCTTGGGTGTGTACGCTCAGGACAACAGCGTCAACGTGAATGTGGCGAACTGGCTGGGCTCACGGCCTCCAGGCTGTGATGAGATCGAGGCACTCACCGTCGAGTCCAGCACCCCAATGGGTAGTGAGAGCGAGAGTTTACATAACACCTCAACTGAGACGGATGGTCTACAGGTTGTGGTTGAGCCACCGCGTGAGTAACGCTGACAATTCGCCGGGAGTCCCTGCCGATGGCCCCCTGGGAAACCCTCAAGGGGGTGGTGACCGGTCCCGTTCCTTCCCCGACGCACATAAAGTAATTTCAAAACGGACTTGTCAGGTTTTCGAGATCCATCCCGATGACACGCATTTGTGCAATATCGCGGACCCGTGTGGGATTGTAGGCGGGGCAAGGCGCATTGTCTGTGAGGGTGAGCCCGTGGCGACAGGAAAAGTGGGTGAACGGCTTTGCCGGAAGCACGCTGAAGAATATCCAGAACCGCAGGCCTTGAGGTTGCTGTGAGCGCACGATGCCGTTCCTGAGGTGCGCGGACATTGAGGTGTTGTTGGCGATCAGTGACTCGGAAGTGATCGTGACGACGAAGACGCGGGTGGGGAAGAAGATTCAGATTTACAACGTGGAAGCGCCGGAGACGGGAGTGGGGGAGTGGTTGGAGGTGCAGACGTGGATCAATCTGTTGAGACGGGACGATGGGGGAGTGGGAGCGCGATGAGCCCAGAGGAGATCGGATGGGAGCGGCCGTCTCGGGAGTTGGTCGAAGCCGCGAAGGCGGTCGTCGAGTTATACGACGGCGGTCAGATTGAAGCGCGGACAGGGATGATGGCGACGGTGTGGCGGGCCTTTCGGCGGTTGAGTGCGGCACTGAAGGCGGAATCGTGAAGCTGTGGGATGAGTACCGGGTCTGGAAACGCGAACGGTTTCCTCGCGGGCTGCATGTGATGGGAACCACGGTGTGCAATGCGAAGTGCGCGTTCTGCCTGTATCCGTTGAAGGAACGGTCGGCTCAGGTACTGCCGATGGAGACGTTTCGGCGCGTGGTGGACGAGTTTGCGGCGTACAAGATTCCGTTTGAGATTGGATTGACGCCGGCCTTCGCCGATCCTTTGATGGACCCGTTTCTGTTGGACCGGTTGGCGTACCTGAAGATGGTGCCGCAGGTCCGGTATATCCACTTCAACACGAACTTGATTGCGGCGGAGAGGGTGGGGTTTGAACGGATTTTAAGATCAGGCGTCCACCGGATTCACGTCTCAATTGGGGGGCTGTGCCGGGAGTCGTATAAGCGATTATTCGGCGTGGATGCCTTTGACCGAGTCTTTGGAACCTTAACGGATATTCTGCGTCTGAACCGCGACCTCGGTTTCCCGGTGAAGTTCGATGCGATTGTCCGGGCGGACGAGCCATTCGACGTCGTTTGTCAGAAACCGACATACCGACTGCTGAAGGATAGCCAACTTCAATGTAAGTTCGACCTTTCCGTTGAAAACGAGTACGACGATTGGGGCGGTCAGGTGGATCTGGCGAAGGCGAATCTGAAACAGGTGACACCGGTGCCGGTCGCAACTCGCCCGTGTTTCAATATTTACCACGCCTTGAGTCTGGAGACGGACGGCTCCTTCTCCCTCTGTGCCTGCAAAGATGTCCGTCAAACCTCGTTGAACATCCGGGGAACTCTGAAAGACGCGCTGGATCATCGACGAGAGACGATTGCGCGGTGGAAGGCTGGGGATATCCCGTTGATTTGCCAGCAGTGCCATGTCTATCAGGACCCCCTGTTACGAATATGACCTTACCGATTCCGCTCGAATGGCTTCTATTTCCCGTCATGGCCCTCGCTCTCTACTGGCCCTGTCTCAATGGGGAACTGATTTACGATGACATGGACGTGGAGGCGGACTGGAAAAATAAGCAGGGCTGGCGGGTGTGGAAAGAATCGCGCCCTCTGACCATTTTGTTATATCGCTTGACCCATAAGTGGCCTGGAACCTTACGCGGGCACCACGTGACGAACGTGCTTGTTCATTCCCTGAACGCCGTTCTCGTCGGTAAGATTGCGTCTCAGATTGGAGTCAACCCATGGATCGCAAGTCTTCTTTTTCTGGCGCACCCGTTTGCCGTGAATGCGGTAGCATACATTTCGGGCCTTGCATCCCTCCTGAGTGCATCGGCGGGGTTATTCGCTATATCCCTATCGTTGAGCGGGCATTGGAGCATTGCACTTGCGGCAATTGCTGTCGCTGCGATGGCGAAGCCGGACGGTATCGCATTGTCCCTAACCCTACTGGCTATATCCCTCCAGACTGGCCCGCCACGCTTTGCTGAAATCCTTTCGGCCTTAATCCTCATCGGCGGTGTCGCGGGGTTCCTCTACTTCCGCAAACACTACCAGCCGGAGATCCAGGCGCGAGCCCACATCAAGGACGGATTACCCGGACCTCTTCCACAACCCGAACACGCCATGACGGTACTGACCCACACCTTGAGATTACTTCCAGCGTGGGCATTGGGTTTGTGTATCGCGAATAAACACGGCGGCGGGATTGAAACCCGTCTTGAAGATGAAGTACTCGCGGTCCTGTCGGCCGTGGGACTCGGTGCGCTGACGGTCATCTTTCCAGTCCCAATGAGTTTGATTCTGTTCGGCCCGTGGTTGGTCTATATTGTGTTCCGAATTCATGAACCGTTAGCGGAGTACCGTAACTATGCAATGGTCGCAGGGTTCGCTCTGTTACTTTCTCAATCATACTGGGGACTTGTGGCTATCGGATGGTTTGCTTATCAAACGTATCGCCACGCATACATCTACCGAACCGCATCGGCTTTTTGGACAAGTGCCTGCACTGTCGGCCTCGGGGACAAATCCAACGCCTATTATCAACTCGCGGGTGTTTACCAGATCCGTTCGTGGAAAGCGAAAGACGAAGCGGAAATGAAGATGTGGCTGGAGAAAGCCGCCAATGCCAACCGCTTTGCGATCGGGTTAAATCCGGCACTGGCCCCGGCCCGCTGTAACCTCGCCCGCGTGTTAACCGCATTCAATGAGAATGAAGCCTTATTTGAATTTGAGAAAAGCGTGATCCAGTGTCCGCACTATGAACCCTTATGGGAAGAACTCGCGCACCTCTATCAGTCCCGTGGAGCACTGGAGAAAGCCGACCACGCCATCACGAAGGCGTTGGATCTTGCGCCATCATCCGCCTCGATCCTGAACCGTGCAGGCATCATTCGTTATTTACGGAGACGTTTAGGCGAAGCGCGGCAGTGTTTCCGTCAAGCGGTAGAACTGGACCCGAATCCCTACTACCGGGTGAATCTCGCAATTACCCAACGGACCATGGGAGATACCGTCAAAGCTGAAGATTTAGCCGGATTGCCGAAGAATCTCCCGGTGACGAATGATTTGATCCCACCACAGATGCAGGAGGTTCATGCCTGATGTGGATTGTGCGCCATGCTCCGACTCAAGCCAACGATCCCGGCTCCGCTAAAGTGCGCGGCTGGCTGGATTCGCCCGTTGACGAATCCGGGTATAAACTCGCCGACGAACGCGCTCAGCACTTCATGGACATTCCCCTGCAGAGAATTCAGTACTCGCCCGTTGAACGATCTCGTGTGATGGCGGAAGCGATTCAGATGTACTCCGGCGTTCAGACGATGGAGCCCGACTACCGGCTGATGTCGTGGAACATGGGCGACTTTCAAGGACAGGACCTCGATGACGTGGCCGACTCGATTGACGCCTACATGAGAGAGACCCCACGGATCGCGATTCCGGGCGGGGAATCGTATGTGCAGTTTCTCTCGCGATTGCTTCCCTACATTCGGGAATCCGCCGATCAAGACGAACTCGTGTGTGTGACGCACTTCCGGGATATTGTCGCGGTCGCGGCATGGGACGCGGCGGGACGCGATGGGATTACTCAAGATCCAGACGTGCTCTCGGATATCGGACCTTATGATGACTGGCAGATTGTTCTCGTGACGCCGGACAGTTTTATTCCGATGGTCAAAGACGCGGTGACGTCGCAGGGAGGATCGTAGGTGGACCCCATTGCGATTATCGTTCAATGGGCAGAACGGCAGTTCAAGAAGTGGACACGTTACGATATTGCTTCATGGTGTTCCCGGAATTTCCCGTCAGAAAAGGCGATTTTCCATAAGCTGAGAATCGAAAGGCGACTTGGCATTCACAGCCTACAATATCGCTCCAAGATGTCATTATCTCCAGCCAAGGACGTGCCGCCACCGCCTTTCTGCTTTCGATTGATCCACGGCTTTAAGAGGCACAGGTCTCCAAAATGATGACGATTGAAATTCTCTCCTCCAGCCTTCGCACGCGAATCTCCGTGGAGCAAATTCAGTTCGTCCGTGTCTGCCCGCACTGTGACATGGAATTCCTGACCATCGACCCCGATCAAATTTATCCGTCACCGAGTCATCGCGTGAGAGCCTTTCAGATCCGCCGTATCCTTTCCGAGTCCCGCCTTAACGCCCCCGTTAAATCCCTCCATTGAGACTCTTGTCCGTTTCACCCTATAACGCAATCTGACATAGGTTACCTCCTTCTCCCTTTCAGGGCGGATCAGCTCCCGCCCTTTACTTTGGAGTAATTGCGATGCCTGCAAAGTCTCAAGCCCAACAAATCGCAATGGCGATTGCGGAGCATGATCCATCCAAACTCTATAAGCGCAATCAGGGAATGCTTCAGATGTCGCATGAGCAATTGCATGATTTTGCCGCGACCAAACGCGCTGGATTGCCAACCACCAAGACCGGCATCGCGGCCGGAGTCACGAGACGAAAAGCCGCAGCCGCGAAGGCACCGAAAGCCCCGAAAGGCTACTGATGCTCTCCACAAAAACCGTTCTCTTATCGTCCTCGGTCAGTCGCACGACCTCTTCCACTGAAACCAACTATGCGATCCTCCCGGCTCCCGCGCAGGGCGCGGACATCCTTTTGAATGTCACCTCGCTGACGGGAACAGGGGCCACGGTGATTGTTGTCATTCAGAAGGGATGGCGCGATCTCGCCAATACCGACTCCACCGTAGGAATCGAAACGACAGGGAATATCAATTGGGTGGACCAATGGGCATTCACGAGCGTGAACACATCCACTGGGTCCCGGCAGCTTTCCTTGGGAACGACCGGTAATTCCGAAACGGCATGGAAACAGGACGCGATTGCCTCGAATACCCAGAATGCCGGACCTCTCGGGGATATGTTCCGGGTTGCGTGGATCATCTCGGGAGCCTTTTCGCCGACAGCGAGTTTCAGCGTAGTCGGGAAGTTCTATTACTAGATGAGCGACAAGTATTACCAGCTTCCGAACTATTCCCTCTCGGATGTGTGGAAAGCGTCTTCATCCACGAGTGACACCTCAGATCATCAGCTCCAGGCCGCTCCCGGAGCGGGCCGTGTGCTCTGGATTACCAAACTCACGGTGACGAATCGGTCGGCCGTCAACACGATGATGACGTTTAAAAACGGCGCGGGCGGGTCAACGGTCTGGCAAACCCCCATGCCGGCCAACGGGGGCGCGGTGGAACCGTTTCCCACGCCCATTGATGTGGCGGCGAATACGGCGCTCTATTTCGCCGCTTCGGACAATGCTGCGACTTTGTACGTATCGGCGGCGGGATTCACCACGAGCGTTTAGGAGGCTTTATGGCATTTACTGCGAAATATTCGGATCTCGCCACTTTGGTTCAATCGAGCGTGTTTCAATCCCGCGTAACAGGAGCGGTCGCGAACTATGCGAAGTACCTGTTGGGTAACGCTGGTTCAACCCTGGATCAGATCAATTGGGCGAAGCAGGCCGTCTACAATCCTGGCGCGTCCGCTTCCCAGCTCTATTGGCAGGCTGCTCTCGACCCGGCGTTCTCCAGCGAGTCTGCGTCTCCGATTGATCCCAGCGCGGCTAATGTTTCGGATGCTGCGCTCGATACCGTCGTACAGACAGCGATCAACAACTCTCTTCTGAAGTTCTGACATGGCTGTTGCCTACGATAACTCCGCCACTATTGACGGATTTGGAATCGCCACCTTGACTACCGGTTCCTTCACCATCGGCTCCGGCGCTAATCGCGCTGCTCTTTTGGGACTTGGAATCTACAGTGCGACGGCGAGCGCGATTTCCGGTACGTGCGCGGGGACATCGGGCAGCATCATCACCGGAACTACAGAACAGGCGCTCAGCATGACGAGCATCCTGATTGGAGTGACGGCTCCAGCATCGGGGTCCAAGACGGCCCATGCTCAATGGACAACATCGGCCTCGGCGTCTCTCGGTGTGATTACCGCGACAGGCGTCAATCAAACCACGCCATTCAACAACGGTACAGCAAACAGTACGGGAACCGGAAGCTGCAGCGTGACCGTGACCAGCAATAGCGGAGATTTAACGTCAACGGTCGGCATCAACTCGGGAGCGGGCTCGAATCAAACAACCAATCAGACCAAGAAAACGACCGATTTTGCCTGTATGGATATCGGCCCCGGAACTGGCAGTACAACTCATACATGGACTGGAACCTCGAACAATAACGTTTCGGGGGCGAACTTTGCTCAGGTGTCATCGAATAGCGGTGCGCTGTTTCGCCAGACTCCGATGACGGGATTAGGGGTCGGCGGTCCATTCTTTTCAGATCCTATGGCGACGTCCGGCAGATTCAAGCATCGTCAGTATTTGAGACGCGCTTTCGCTTCCGATATTCACCGCTTGATTGTTGGCATCGACCGAGAACACCTCACGGATCTGTCGCTGGAATTTGAGATCCAGATTTACGTTTCCGATTATGCCGACGGGGATTGGCTATTCTACGGCGCGGCCGGAAATCAGGGACGCCGATTATCCGACCGGTACTTAAAAACAGGTCTGATTTACCATCACATCCCTGACGAGGTTCGATATTTGACCGCCGTTCTGTGGTCGAACCGGCTAATCCATACACGATGTTTTGTTGAAGCCGATCAATCTATTGTCCTGCCCAATAAGCGTATTTTCATGCCGAGGGCCGCATGAACCTTTTCATTGCGAATGTCTCGTACAACAACACGTTTCAGAATCTGAGTGCTCAACTACGAGCGCACCGGACTCCGGGTGTCGAGCAGATTCATCATTTTGAGTTGGCGTCGTCGCTCTTAACGTGGAGTTTCAATACGGCATGGGTCCATGCCTTGAACCTTCGGAAGTCGGCCGGCATCACACACTTCCTCCTCTGGCACTCGGACGTGCAGCCGATGGGCGAGGACTGGTTGAGGGTGTTTCTCGATGAGTTCGAGAGTAATGAAGCGGATGTGCTGAGCGCGATTATCCCGATCAAGGATTCACGCGGGCTCACGTCAACGGCTCTCGACACGGATGAGTGGAGGCCGAAACGGATCACAACTCACGAAGCGAACGAAGTTCTCCCGGTATCGTGGACGAACGAACTCCTTCTCATCAACAGTGGCTTGATGCTGTGCGACTTCACAAAGCCATGGGTTGAAAAAATTTGCTTCACGATGCGGGATGAGATTGTTCAACAGCCGGACGGGGAATGGGTGGTTCGCTGTGAGCCGGAGGATTGGAACTTCTCACGGCAGTGTCGGCGTCTCGGCTTGAAACTCGTCGCCACACGAGCGGTGACCGTGCAGCATCACGGCGCAGGGTGCTGGAGTTCCGCGAGTGTCTGGGGCGATCCGATCGATAAGCAAAATGAATTTGCGACGGAAAAGGTCTTGATCGATGGCTAAGGATGAAGTTGTTCGTGCGTCTACCGGCGTCATGCTGGACGTGTTTGTCCAGAATGCCGGGGCCACGAACGGCGCGGGTCTGACCGGACTAACTCAGGCATCGAGCGGTCTGACCTGTTACTACCACGTCGATAATTCGAACACATCCGTTGCGATGACATTGGTGACGGCGACACTCGGAACGTTCACCGCCAATGGGTTCATTGTCGTGGACGGTACGAATATGCCGGGGATGTATCAGTTGATGCCGCCAAATGCCGCATTCTCCAACACCACGGCACGCCGCGTAACCTTCTACCTCCAAGGTGTTACGAACATGGCTCCGTGTGTCCTGGAAATCGCGCTGAAAGGCGTGGATACCCAAGATGCGGTTCATGGCGGAATGTCATCTCTGCCGAACACCGCAGTCACGACAAACGCATCCCTTATTACGAGTGGAACCTCTACGGATCAACTCAGCGTGAGTGGCGGGAGAGGCAAAGCCGACGTCAGTTACTGGAATGGCACAGTCGTATCGACGCCAGCAACGGCGGGAATCCCCGACATCAACGTTAAGAACATCAATAATGTGGCTGCGACGTCCGTCACGACCATCAACGCGAACCTCGGCACAACTCAAGCGATTACATTCGACGGGAACAATTATCAGAAAGTGGACCTTGTTGATATTGCGGGATCTGCCGTGTCGGCATCATCGGCGCAACTCGGTGTGAACGTGGTGAATATTGCCGGACATGCGGCCACTTTAGACGCGAACAATCTGTTGCAAGTGGATCTTGTGGATATTGCCGGTTCGGCGGTCTCAACGTCATCAGCTCAACTTGGAGTCCAGGTCGTCAGCATTGAGGCAGCGGCCTACGACGCCAATTTCAGTACAGCAATCGGGAACGGTATCGAAACCGTTTTAGCAATCGACGGTTCAGGAGAAGTCACAGTCGGAACGAACAACGACAAGACAGGCTACTCCATTGGTACGGGAGGCATCGCGAGCAGTTCATTTGCGGCCGGAGCTGTAGACAGTTCCGCCTTCGCGCAAGGAGCAGCCGATAAGGCGTGGTCCACAGCAACCCGGACCCTGACAAGTACGGGAGGCGTGTTCCGTCTCGCAAAGAATACCGCGCTCGCCAACTTCCCCTTCTTGATGACGGATTCCACCACGCACGCCCCGAAAACCGGATTAACGGTAACGGCAACGCGGCGTATCGATAACGGCAGTTTCGCCAGTTGTGCCAACTCCGCGAGCGAAATCGCAAACGGGTGGTACACGATCAATTTGGCCGCGAGTGATTTGAACGGCGACACCATCGCGTTTCGGTTTACCGGAACGAATGCGGATGATCTCGACTTCACCGTGGTGACGCAGCCATGAACGTGATTTTTGTGTGGTCGAAATATCAATCGCGGATTCCCTTAGCTCCTGGCCCTGTCATGGTCTGGAGACGATTGGGGACGCAGGGGCAAGCCCCGGTGATTAATCCCGATAACGGGTTTCTACCACTTCTGGGAACAGGAACATGATCTGGATATTCATTTTCCTCCTGTTGATTGCCAATAACGCGATCTGGGTATGGTTCTGGCGAGAATCCAAGGTTCAGACCGCCATTGAACCCACCGCGCTCGAAAAACGGGCGGCGGCGTTAGTGGCTTTCGAGGAAAAGCGGTCGCCTGATGCCAGCGGGGAATTCAAGCGTCATCGGGTACTCGCGAAACTCATGGACGAATTTCCGCAAGCGGCTAAGCGCGATATTTCCGCAGCGATTGAGAAAGGATTGCCCGAATGACCGTGGCAGTCGAGACCCAGCAAACGCAAGTTCTTGAGAGCATCTTCCGCGTGAGACAGAAAGCCCGCACGGATCTGATGTTTTTGATGAAAGCGTTACTTGGGTATAAGGACGTCAATCAGGAAGTTCACGGGCCGATCCTCTCGAAACTCCAGCAGTTCAAGGGTGGAACGGACAAACTCGGACCCAATGGTCAGATCGATTACGCTCCGTTCGTCGATAAGTGGAGACTCGAAGGCAAACGCTCGCGGTTAATTCTCGATCCTCGCGGTCATCTCAAAACCACTATCATTTCCATTTCGCACGATATCCAGTGGATTTTAAACTATCCCGACATCCGCATCCTGATTACCACGGCCACCGGGGATCTGTCCGAGAAAGTACTGCGCGAACTCAAAGGACATTTTCAGTTTAACGAGCGGTTCCGCTATTACTTCCCGGACTTCTGTCCGCCGGCCAAACGGGCGGGCGACTTCGGCAACATGGAATCGTTTACGGTTCCGAATCGTAAACGTGTCGCAAAGGAACCGACCGTATCGACATCGTCTATCGGAAAATCCGTCACTGGCTCTCACTTTGAAATCCTCGATTGCTGCGACATGGTGGACGAACAGAACTCCGCAACACCGGGAGGTATCCGTTCCGTCATCGATCACTTCGCGCACATGGACCCGCTCTTGGAACGTTCGGAGATTCCGCCCCATACCGGCTGGGTGAACATGGAAGGAACGCGGTACGACTTCGGCGACCTCTACGGGACGATCATCGACGCGCAAGAACAAACCCCGGAAAGCGAGAAGTGGGAAATCTCGATCAGAGACGCGGAAGTGGATGAAGCGACCGAGACAACCCTGTGGCCGTCCCGGTATCCGTGGCGCGTCCTGAAGGCCATGGAGGCCCGCATGGGTCCGCAGATTTACTCCGCACAGATGAGGAATAGACCGATTCCTGCCAGCGGTGGACTCGCGACATTGGAAGACCTCATCGGCATTTGGCGCTCGCGTTCGGACGTCAACACCCTCATTCCCGCGTTGAATCTGCACTGCACGGTAGACCTTGCGGCGATGGATCAGAAGAAAGCGGGAGGGGATTACATCGTCCTAACGGTCGCGGGGTTCACCCGTGAAGGCAAAATGGTGGTGGTCGATATCCGCAGAGGTCACTTCAATGAAACGGAAGTCATCGACCAATTCTACTACCTTGCCCGACTCTACCCCGGCATTCTTGATTTTAAAGTGGAACGTGAAGCGTACTGGCGCACGCTTGCGCCTTTCCTTAAACGGGAACAGTTCAAGCGCGGATTCCTGCCGCCTATTATTGATCTCCAGCGGGACAACCAGAAATCCAAACAGCAGCGGATTCAAGGATTGCAGCCGTGGTTCAAAGCGAAATTGATTTCGTTTGCGGCGGATCTTCCCTGTAGAACCGATCTCTTTCAGGAAATCACGCGCTTTCCGTCACAGTCGGTTCATGACGACATCCTGGACACGTTAGCGGATCAATTGCAGAACCGTGAAGGCGGCGTCAACTATGACGTGGTACCGGCACCGTGGTCACCGAAGATCGGCGACCCGGCGCCGGAAGATCGGTTCTTGGAATTTGATCCGTTTTCACACGAGGCGCAGTTCCTTCTCCAGCAGATCGGTGCGGGAGATTCGAATTACGACTGTAACGGCATATGAGCACCGTACTTGACCAAGCCTTAGCCAGTATGCCGCTCACTGGAGCGGAACAGCAGATCAAAGAACCCACCGATCCGTGGACCGATGACATGGCTTGCAAAATCGCCGTGCAGGACTTCCTTGCGGCCGAACGCTACCGGAGCCAGAACCATGATTGGCGCTATCGGGTCTCGGATGAACTCTACCTCGCATGGGTTGCGCAGAAGTATTGGGAAGGCACGAAGATTCCACGAGCCTCGATTCCCGTGTTTCTCGCGTTTCAACAAGTCGAATCGCTTCTACCGAAACTCATGTCGGCGATCTTCTCGGACAATCCGTGGTTTGATGGCGAACCCGGACTCGGCGTTGCGGTCGAGATCATGCGGCAGTTCCGGGATAAGGTCCGCAATCAGCTTGATGATGCGCAAGTAAGAGAAACCTTCCGGCGAGCGATCAAAAGCGCGTTGATCTATGGAAACGGGATTACGGAACTCTCGTGGGTGTCACAGAAAAACAAGTCGCTGAAGTATGTCCCGACATGGAAGTTTCCTCAGCAACAACAAGGGAATGTTGTTAACTTCGCGAAAGCGAAACGAGTCTTGGAAAAGCGCGAGACGGAAGAGATTGAAAACCGTCCGGTCCTGAGCAACATTTCCATCAAAGATTTCTACTTCGATCCGAACGCGACCTCGCCGGTCATTCAAGATCCGTCCCACGGTTATGTGTGTATTCGGGTTTATAAAACGATTCAATTCCTCGACAGCCTGAGAGAAAACAAAGAATTCACGATTCCGAGTAAAGATGAACTCGCGAAAATGGCCCAACAGCGGCCGAGTGCCCAATCGGACACGACCAAATCCGTTGTCGAACTCATGAGATTCGGCTATTGGGCACCGCAGAACGATCAGACGAGCGATCCGGCCGGCAAACGGATCGAGTTAATTTCACGGGTCTCGAAAGACCGTGTCGTGTGGGTTCTCAATCGGACGAAGACGATTCTGAACAAGCCCAATCCGTATGGATTCATCAACTATTACGATGCGTTCTACGCGGATGTCCCCGACAGAGCCTACGGCATGTCGATGTGCGATGTATTGGAAGGCGAGCAGCGGTTTAAAACTTCGCTGATTAATGCAAGAGTCGACGAACTCGCGCTCTCGATTCACGCGCCGGTCCAGTACAAACGGGGACTGAACATCCCGTCGTATCAACTGCGCACCCGTCCGGGTCAAATGATCCAAGTGGAGACACCGGGAGAGGATTACGTCCGCACCGAAATGGGCGGCATTACCCAGAATGCGTACATCGAAGACCAAGCCTCGGAAGCGCGGGCGCAGAAGATCACGGGACTTTCCGACCTTATTGCAAACGGTATGGGACAGGAGGGCGGCAACTCGGCATCCCGAACAGCTACGGGTATTGGCGCACAGGTCCAGGCGGGGAGTTCCCGTATCCAGGGCTTACTGGAAACCTTGGAAGATACCTACATCGAACCGATTCTGAACGACACTGTTAAACTGAACATCCTCTTCCCGCCGTTGGGCACGAATGCCGCGCAGATTCAACAACTGCAGAACGTGAAACTTTACATGCGAGCCTCGGCCCGAATGAAGTCGCAGATGACGTTATTGCAGACGTTACCGCTCGTCCTTCAATCGATCCTGAATCCGGCGTTGATAACCCAAATGGGACAACAGGGAATCGGTCTGAACTGGAAAGAAATCATGACGATGATTCTGGACACGACGGGATTCCAGAACCGGGCCGATTTGATCCGCAAGTTAACTCCTCAGGAAATCCAGCAGATGCAACAGCAGATGCAGGCGGAGGCGCAATTGAAAATGCAGATGCAGCAACAGCGGTTGCAGAGTCAACAGCAGCAGACCGACGCGAAACTGCAGCACTCGACACAGTTGGAGCAAATGAAACTCGACGGCAAACACGATATTGAAGAGACGAAAGGTAAACATGCGCTGGCGGCGGCACTCATCCCGACCATGATTGAACACGCCTTAGCGGGGAGTACTTCTTCCGAATGAGCATCCCGATACGCACTCCAGAAGATTTAGTCGCGCTGTACGAAGCCGAACGTGCGGAAGATGACGCGATCAAAGCACGGGAAGACATTGCGTTACTTCTTGAACAGCCGGGATGGAAACGCTTGGTGGAGTGGCTGTCCACCAAACGCGATAACGCCTTTCAGCAATTACGCGGGGTTCATGGAACGCGCGATGTTTTAGCGGAATCCTTCCTCAAATGGCAGATCGTGGATTCCATGTTTGAAGACATCCAAGACTTCATCAAATTGACGATGGAGCACGGGGAAGAGATTCTTTCCCGCAGACAAACGACACTACAAGATGAATTTCTAAGGGAGCAATTGCATGGCCGATACGACGCAAGCGACAGTGGATCCCCAGCAGGCGGCAGCGGTGATCCAGCAAGTTCAACAGCAGACAGCGCCGGTTATTAAACCTACCCCCGCGTTTCGGATCGAAACGAAGACGGGAGCGGTATTTGAGGGGCAGACCGAACAGGAAGTGTTACAGAAACTCGTCCAATCGGTCGAGAGCGGGTCGAATCACATCAAGGAACTCCGCTCGGAAGTCTCGACTCTGAGGCAGCAGGTGCAGCAGCCGAACCACCAGCAACAGCAAACCACGCAGAAGACCCCACAAGATCAATATTGGGAACTGTGGCAGAAAGACCCGCTCGCGGCCGATCGGTTTGCGGCTGCCGCCCGTTTGGGTGTTCCGGTGGAGCAGGTGGATGCGATCGAGCGCCAGACGATTCAAAGCGCAGCGGTATCCCAACAGCAAGCCGCCGCGACGGAATTCATGCAGCGGTGTCCGGATTTTCCGGCCGGTGACGTGGCTGCGGCTCAAGCCTTGGCGCAACGGCTACAACAGCGGTTCCCGGGACAGATCCCGACCGCCGATCATCTGGAACTCGTGTATAACGATCTCGTCCGCGCTGGAGCGGTGAAGCCTCAGGATGTTCCGATACAGGAAGTGGTCAATCAGCCGAAGCCCATTCCTTCTCTCGGATCGTCTCAACAACAGCAGGCCGTGGACTTTGAGCGCCAGTTCCGCCAGTTGACTCACGATCAGCAGAAGCGGGTTATTGAAGAACTCGCCGCACGCGGACACCGGTAAATCAGCGGGGGCTTAACGCCCCCGTTAAACCGTTCACTAGATTCCCCGCTAATCTCTAATCTATAACCAAACTGTCCGCGAACCGGACACGCCCCCTTCGTTGACGCGAACCGTCACGAAGGTTCATTCACACTCAGCCGGGTGTGCGTGAATCCGAACGATTCCGCCTCTTCAGTCTGAGCCAAACCATAACCCCTTCTCTCTTAGGAGACACCGGTATGGCTTACGCTCCAGCGAGTAACGCAACAACAACTCCCTCGCTAGCTCATTTAGCAACCGTCTACTACGAGCGGAAAGGTTTGGATCAGCTCACGAAGGTATTCCGATTCCGGCAAGCGTGTATGCCGGATGTGTTGCCCTTGCGCGTCGGCAAAACCGTTCAGTTTTACCGTTACTCGCTCTTGTCGGCCAACACAACCCCCGCCACTGAAGGCGCGGTCGGTTCAGGAATCCCGCTGACCACCACGACCATTTCCGCAACCGTTTCCGAGTACGCCGACTTCATCACGATTTCGACCTTACTCGAACAAACGGCCATTGATCCCATTGTGGAAAATGCCGCGTTTAATCTTGGCTACAGAGCCGGTTTGACCGTGGACACCATTGTCCGAACGGAATTCGATTCCAACGTCTCTTCGGTCGCTCTGCAGACGCAGGGTGCGGCCTTAGCGGCCATCGACTTCCGCAAAGCCGTCGCTTACCTGGAAGGTAACGACGTGCGGCCATTCGATCCCAACATGAACACGTTGGGCGCATCGAGCACTTACGGCGAAGGCTCCTACTACGCCATTGCTCACCCCTACGTGATCTTCGATCTCATGTCCGACAACACCGCTGGCGGCTTCATTGACGTCATGCGGTATGCCGATCCGCAGTCCATCCTCAATAACGAGGCGGGCAAGATCGGTGCCTGCCGGATCATGAAATCCACAAACGTGGGTTCGACCGGAAGTGTTCCTTCCCAGAAACGGTATGTCTACGTCGTGGGACAGGGCGCGGTCGGCGCGATTGAGCTGGCGGGAACAGGACCGACGCAGGTGGTCGATCCGCAGAAGGAATCTTTCAAAATCAACGTCATCAAAGGCGGTCCACAGATTGCCGATCCCGAAGGAATGATCGGGTCCGCAGTCTCTTACCGGTTCGTCTTTGTCACCAAAACCCTGGACACGACCGTGTACCGGTATCGAATCCTGTACGCGCAAACGTCCCTGAACATCTAGGAGGCGAAAATGTCGGACTTTACAGCATCCCAAACGGCAGTACCGCTCCCTAGTGCGGAACTCAACCTAGGGGGCACCTCGACCTCGGAGAAGCAGTTTTTGACTGCATCGGCGTCCGGCGGACGAGCTGCGGGTCAACCCTTGGCCTGTCGAATTCCGGGTTCCAATACGCTCAGCAACCGGTGCTTCACGATCGTTGTTGCCGGACGAGTGACCGGGGGAACGACCACCAACTTTACCCTTAATCTTTATCTCGGGGCATCGACCACCATATCCAACAACACCGAAATTGCGACGACTGGCGCTAACGCTCTGGCGTCCCTATCGGGCAATTTCAAGCTCATCTGCGAGTGCATGTGGGATTCCACGAGCGGCAAACTTCAGGGAATCATGTATGGTTGGGTTACGACCACGGCGGTCGCTCAAGTCATCATGACTTCAGTGACAACCAAGCCGGTGCTCTCCGGTGAAACCAACCTGAATTTGTCCTCTTCGGCCCCGGACAACTCGCTGACCGTGACAGGGACGTTCTCTTCAGGAAACGCAGCAAATGTGGCCTACGTGGACACGTTTGAAGTGTTGGCGGAATAGGAGGATCAATGGCATCTCAACTCTTTAATGGGACTCCGGTTCCTTTATCCGCTTCCGCCACCGTCACCACTTCCAGTAACGGCGGAACTCTGAAAAATGGCTCCGGCTCGTTTCCGGTCTGCGAAGCGGCGGCGATCATTCTGGACGTCACCGCCTTGGCTACGACCGGATTCAACTGGGGCGCGGTCACCCTGGACGTGTTTATCGACACGTCGGTGGACAACGGAACCACATGGTATGCCGCCTATCGGTTTGCTCAGGTGACGACTTCTACCAAGCAACAGCGGCTCGACATCCGGGATACCGGTATCGGCGTTTCGGAAGTCGGAGCCACGGTAGCGGACCTGAAAGCCACAACGGCGATCAACGCAAACACGGTTCTTACTCAAGATATCCGTATCCGTTGGCAATTGAACACGGGCGGCGGCGCAGCCACAACGACCTTTGCGGTGTGGGGCATCTTCGAACCGGGAACCAAAAGCGGAGCGTAATGGATAAACCAATCCTGTCTTCCGGCGATGTGGAAATCCGCAAGGAAATCCTGTCGCCGGAAGTCGTCAAGACCGTCGATAAGATCAAAGAATCCCAACATGCCAGTAAAGAGCGTGTGGTTCAGGACCGCAAGGAACGCGAGTCCTACATTGCTCCCGATGGCGATGTGGACATTATCCGAGACAAGAGCGCGGCCCAGCGTGGCCGGGTTCTGCAGACAACGGAGATCGTGCGCCGGTTGAAACGGATTAACCCGGCGTTGATTTACGAAGTTTCCAAGAATTTTCCCGATATCGGGGCGTTCTACATCATCGAAAACCGCCCCAATCCTTTAACGAATGTTTCCCCGTGGAAACGTCACATCTGCGGAATACCAAACGGGGAAGTCTGGGAGTTTCACCGGCCTCTCGTGATTGAAGAGGTGATCCCGGAACCCGAAGGATTGGGGCAGACGAAAACCGTGAAGGTGGAAGGGCAAGTTCCGGGATGGAGACAGATCCTCCTCGCCTTGATTGTCGATGGAGCGATTAAGCCGGCCGACGCGGAGAAGTATTTCAACGTATCGCAGGGAAGGAGTTCGGAACGATGGCAAAAAGCACAGGTGAATTGATTCTGGAAGATCGGCGACGGGATTTCGGATTCCTGGACATCGAGATTGAAGAACTGGAAGCCAAGATTGCGCCAAATGGTTCCGATGCAGGGTTTCTCGATTAATGGCGATTCTTCAGCGCAGTTACAAGCCCATGAGCGAAGAGCACAAAGCCAAGATGGCGGCCGGAAGGAAAGCCGCAGCCGAAAGGAAGGCGAAGGAGCAGGAGAAACCGATGGAAGCCTCAGCAACGACATTCAATATTCACGGCACGCAGGAACCTCAACCGGAAGTAAGTCCGCTCGCTCAAGCCCTCGCCGGAATTCAGACCGTTGACGCGCAGCCGGAAGCGAAGCCCGAAGTCGAAACGGTGACCGTGCCTATAAAGATGCTGGCGGATATGCAGTGCCAGATCGAGGAACTGAAACAGCTCAAGACGGCTACTGGTGGCAACATCACGTTTGAGCAGCTCGCATTCCTGTTACAGGAAATGAAGAAGCCCGACGAGGAAACACAGGCGAAACTCGCAGCCGAAAAGGCACGCCGGGAGCAAGAATGCAAAGACATGCTCGAACTCGCGCTTCTGGAAGAGGCGAAGACGAAGCAGCGTTACCAGAACTGCAACCACAAAAAGGAAAACGGACGTTCGGCCTTCGTCGGACAGATGCACTCGGATGGCCTTTATCATCCGATCTGCCAGCATTGCCAGTATGAGGCACCACCGATCAAGCCGACCACGGACATGATGTCGATGGGGGTTGGTTAGGAGCGTGACCGTTGGGCAGTACCTACACATGGCAAAATGCCATCGATCACGTCGCCAAATACGTCAAGGGCGTTCCCACTACTGCGCTTGACGCGGTAGCCGCTGACACTGTTGATAACATCATTTGGAAGTTCTGGTTCTGGAAATGGTCCATGAAGAACCTGACCCCGATTTCCTGGGTGGACCAGACGCAGGACTACACGATTTCCAATTCGGATTTCTACCGCCTCTACCGGCTTCGATTTCGACGCACGGACATCACCCCGAATATCGTTCGGGAAAAGAATGTCACGAATTTCCTGTCTCCGAATCTGGAGCAAAAAGGAACAATCGATTCCATCCTGAGCGGTTCGTATAACTACGAACTCGGGCTCCTTCGGTTAGAGAAAGCGACGTCGGTTCCCTCGGGGCTCGCCTGTCAGATCGAAGGGGATTATCAGTTTCAGAAGACGAAAATCACCTCGGCTTCGACAACGATTGTATTCCCGGACTATTACTTTGACGTTGCCATCGAAGGCATCAAGTGGAAGTACTACCAGTTGATCGGAAGCCAACAGGCCGGGATGCTCCAACTCGACAAGAAATCCAAACAGGTTGTGTATACCGGGCAACTCGGGGTGTTTTACGCCTCCCTACAAGCCATGGCCGAAGCCGAGGGGATGGGCCAGGGCGATTCGACACGATTCCCGGATGACGGCTTAGGATCGGCCCGAGTGACGAATCCTGGCCTCTTTGCGTGGTCGTGATATGCCGAACGTCCACCACTACACGCAACAAACAAATCTCCCTTACATCACCAATGCAAATGTAACGGAAACTCGTCCGCATTATGTGGCGGGTCAGAATGTGCTGTCTTCGTTGAAAGGCTACGTCGAAAAACGATACGGCAACCCGACTTACACGACCGACATTTTTAACGGTTCGGTTCAGCGATTGTTCGGCTGGCGACGGTGGAGCGGGGCGTTCTTCGTCATGGCGAGCGTGACGACGAGCAGCCAATCCAAAGTCTATAAACTGCAAATCGGTACGGATACGACCTTTCAAAGCATCTTCACCTCGTCAAGCACGACAGCATTTGATTTCACGGTATCGAACAATCAGGTGTATTTCGGCAACAGCACCGACATGGAAAAGTATGACGGCACCACGGTCACCAAGTGGGGTATTGCCAAACCTGCGGCCGCGCCAAACGCTAGCCAAGGTGCAGGCTCCATCAGTGCCGCTGCTGGGGGATACAGTTACCGTTACGCTTTTGGAAATTCCTCGACCACGCATATCGGGCAGGTGTCGGACGCCTCGGCCTACACTGGCAATTTCACCTCGAAAAACTACACGATTACGGGCTCGACGACATCCGATTCTCAAGTGAATCAGGTGCATGTCTACCGCACGGCCGATGGCGGGGCGACCTATTACGAGTTGCCCAACTCCCCGATTTCCTATAGCGGCTCGTGGTCCCTCGTCGATTCGGCGGCATCGTCGGCACTGAATACGTCTGCGCAGGCGTCTCTTCCGGGAATGAATGCCCCACCGCCAGCATCGCAAGGGTGTGTGTTTTTTGCTGGGCGGCAATGGACGTTCAGCGGCGACAAACTCTATTACTCGAATTTTGAAGAGCAAATCAACGGTGTTAACGACGAATCGTTCTATACGATCAACGTCTACGACATGGGTTCGGAGATCACGGGACTCGTTGTCACCCAATACGCCTTATTGATCTTCACGAGATCCAGTATCCAGAGGATTACCGGGGATTCGATTGCCACGTTTACCCGGCAGCCGTTTGTCGGGCGGGCGGGAGTGGATCACATCTCGAATATAGCCTCGGGCGGTCAACGCGTGGCCGCATGGCTCGACACCACAGCACGGGTCTTTGTCACGGACGGGATTTCCACGCAGGAAATTGGAGTTCCCATCCGAACCGATCTTGCGACTATCAGCCAGACCGCGTCTTCCGTTTCGTTCCATTCCAACGGTGTGCAGCAATGGTTGATTGTGCAGGACTCCAGTCAAAACAAGTGCTGGGTCTACGACAACGACATCGGTCAATGGATGCCGCCATGGACCATTGGAGGCACGGCCATCTGTTCGGCAGAGACCGCGCAGGGTGTGTATACCTTACTGCGTTCGACAAGTTCCGGGACTCAGGTGCTGAATATGAGCACCGCGTCCTATCAAGATGCGGGGGTGAGTTATTCCGAATCGTTGACCACTGGATTAATGGATCTCTGGGAAGGTCAAGGCGTAACTGAAGTCGGATTCATTGAACGCGTGGCGATTGAGAGAAATACTGTCGCGCTGTCGGATGTTGCAGTGCTTCAGGATGACGACCCGTCGCAGGGTTCGTTCACGTCAATCTTTGGAAATGAAACCGACCCGCCCGACCGGACACAGGGAACGTATCTGATTGAGAAACATTACCCGCAAACGGCGACGGTAGGCACCGCACGGCGTGCGGCCTTGCAATTGACATGGCCGAGCGCAACGAACGCCTGGAAACTCTATACGACGGATCTGGTATCGAATTCCGTGGAGGATGTCACCAATGCCAGTTGATGTCTTCCAGAAAATTCCGATTAGTGGTGTCGGTCCCGACCCTTCGATGAGTTCCGGTCCAGCCGGAGCGACACTCAACAGCGATAACAACCAAGTCTTGCAGTTGATCGAGCAGGCCACAACCACGTCACAGACTCCGCAGAATCAACCCGCGTCGAACACAATAGCTGGAGATTCCGCATCTTCAACCGGAAGCGGTGCAACCACGGTCGGGCAATTGGCGCAGACGCAGGGCGGCAATACCGTCACGGTGGGCCAGAACACGATTTCCGCTTTAGGAGAAAGTGTAGTGGTTGGGGCGGCGGCATCGAGTGGCGGCGGCAACGATGTGGTGATTGGGTATCTGGGTTCGTCCGGTACAGGCGGAAATAATACCGTCATCGGCACAGCAGCATCTGCGAGAAACGGTGGTACGCAATTCAATGTGGCAGTCGGGGCGGCGGCGTACGCCACCGGTGGTACATCAACAGCGATTGGCGCTGCAGCGAATGCGGCCGGGTCCAACGGCCTCGCAGTTGGGGCAGCGTCTATCAGTGGCAGCGGTTCTAACAATACGGTTGTCGGTGAAGGTTCATCCATTGGCTCTGGCCTCAGCAATTGCACGATTGAAGGACAAGGAGTAGCAATTACCGGAGGAGGAAGTTCTACTGCTGTCGGACAGAGTGTCACGATCGGTGCTGGAAATGATGTGGCGATCGGCCAGGGTGTCACAACAGGAACTGGTTCCAAGAATACGGTCATCGGGGCGACCGCTTCAACCGCTACCGGAAACACAACGATGAATGTGGCGATCGGATACGGTGCCGCTGCATCGGGAAACAATGACGTCACAATTGGCGCTTCCGCATTGACGGGGACAGGAGGGGCAAACGTCTCGATTGGTCACAGTGCGACCACTTCGGGATCTGCTCATGCTGTTGCGGTCGGGGATTCCTCCTCCGCAGGAGCCACGTTTGACGTTGCAATCGGCTCAGGGGCGTCCACGGGACTAGGTGGAAGCAACACCATTATCGGTAAAGGGACCGCTTGTACTGGCAACGCTAGCAATAACGTTGTCGTTGGCCTTGGCTCATCGGCATCTGGCGGCAATAACACTGTTGTTGGTCAGGGCTCGTCTGTTTCAGGCGCAAACTCGACGGCGATCGGCACGGGGCATTCCATTACGCATTCGAATAACTGCGCTATTGGAACTGGTGTCACATCAATTGCGAACAATATGCTGATTTTCAGTGCTGATGGGGTGGCAATTCCGTCCATTAATCCAGGCGGCGGTGGCGTTCTTATCAATCATGCCAACAGCGATTACACCTACATCGTGTTAACCAATGAGGCGTCGGGAAGTGCTAATGGTGCGGCCTTCTCAATTTCCTGTAAGGACACCGTCGAGTGCGCGAT